AATTATGATGGGTCAGGACCTACGCCACCGACAGCGCTTTCTCCTAATGGAAGGTTAATTCCATCAGCATCAAGACCAGATACAAAAAAGTATCCTTGCCATGTAGTATTATCTTCTGTACCATCATTCCATATTAACCGTATCCAAGGATAGTACTTATCAGTTAAGTCCATTTCATATTCTTGAATACCAGCTACATCTGGAGTTACATCAGCATCTAGTTCTGATATTAGCACCCAATCTTTTCCATTATAGGAGCCTTGAACACCAAAATCAGAAGTTACATTCGCACCTGCTAAAGTAGTATTAAAACCTACTCTTAATTTACGATTTTGAGCCATAATTCCTGGTATGCCAGGACTAACTAAAGCAGCATCAGTATCAGTAGGGTCAACAGTAGCTGACAATAAAGTAGCTACCCCTCCATCTGATGTTGATTTGTCCCAAGTACCATAAACACCAGTATCAGAAATGTGATGTGTACCATCTGTAACAGTTTGATTTATAAAGCTTGTTTGAGCCATTTATCTATCCCCCTCTCTTAAGAAAACTTAAGAATTGCGTGAGTTTCAGGAAGACTTATTTCAAGTCCAGCTTCAGTAATGATTTGGTCTTGTCTACCATCAATACCTGGATTTTGAACATTTGTCTCAATAAAGGTGTCACGATTTACACCATTACCTGCTAAAGGACGATAAGCGACATTGCTTAGGTCAACACATACAGCATAATCTTCCCAAGGGCCTCTTAATAAAGGCTCAGCAACAAAATGTAAATTACCAAATATAGTATTTACAACTGTTACTGTATGCCCGAAAGCACCAGGAACACTATTAACGTCTAATCTATACTGAGAAGAACCAACAGAGTTATTCATAAAAGAACCAGCACCTAATTTATTTAAATACGTGATTACTTTTCTTGAAGCTAATACTAGTTTTTCTCCTGAATTTCCACCTTCAGGTGCAAAGAAATCTTCCATTGCATCTAAGAAAGCATCATATCCAGAGGAAGCATAAGACATATTATATACTTTACCATTTGATGAAGTAAAAGGTATAATACCATGAGAATACCTAGTAGGAGCACCACCATCTGCAGCTTCACCAGCAGCAACAATAATGCCATCACCAAATAACATAGCTTGCTCTATGTCCATTTTATGTTCCATTAATTTATCTTGCCAAATACGTTGATACTCATTAGCAACACCTCTATATTCTGTAGCCATAGAAGTTCCAGAGAAAATGTTCATTCCAGTTTTGAATATTTGACAATATCCTTCTCTGTCATACATTTTATCTTCCCAACCGATAGGACTATCAGTCCCCTCAGCCCATGCTGTACCAATTACTTGACCTTTATTACCAACTGAAAATACAGTTCCATCAGGAATTGTAGTTCCAACTGCTGTTAATTTCTCACCAGAAATTTCAGTTCTACCATCAGATGTTCTGTGAGCAATATCAGTTCCATCATGAGCGCCTGATGCAGAGCTATTAACTACTGTATCTTCTTCTACTTTAAACCGATATACAACACCATCGTCAGCTTTAACAGCTAATATACAACCTGGTACGATAAATCCACAATGAGAACCACTGCTTATTTTACCATATTGGTCATATTTTGCTGTTACAATTAAATCCTCACCAGCGTCAACTGCGCCATCATGCGATTCTGCACCTGACATTGTTAATGCTGTTGTTGATATTTCGAAATTACGTCTTTGCCATTGATGCCTCTGTTCTAGAAATTTAAACACAGGGTCATTAGTTGCTTTTTTTGCTACTTTATTTAAGTATACAAAAAATGGACTTTGTTGCGGAGCTAACTCTGCAACTCTATCCCCGAAATTAAAGACTCTACGAGTATTATCTAAATCAGCTGTACCTGAACCAGCAGCAGACGCAATATTACTATATACTGTTGCCATTACAACCTCTTATTCTTTTACCCTCTATCAGCTGTCTTGTGACCTTCAAGTAGGGTTATTTATTTAAATGGATTTTTACTATCAAAATCCGATATCATTTTATCCATAATCTGGTCTTCAGTGGAGCCTGTCGCCTGATTTCCCGTGCCTGGCATAGTTCCCATAGGAGAAGGTACTTGCTGTGCTCTCTTCGTCTGTTGAAACGTTGGAGAAGGGGCAGTCTGAACATTACCGCTCACAGGAGCGTTCTGTCCTTGCTTAATCCTCCACAATTGCACCAAATTATCCATAGTTAATGAATCTTTGGATGACATTTCTTTTATAAAGCTTTGAGCTTCTTCTGGATTTAAACCATATTTCGTTTGAACCATATTATTAACATTAGCAAGTTCTTGTCTTTGCTTAGCAAAAGCTTCACGTCTTTTTACTTCTTCAACACGTGCTTTACGCTCATTACCTAATTGTTCTTGAATTATAGCCATATCATATTGATGCTTCAATTCTTTATACTCTTCCATGTTATCACGCCAATCCTCTACCTCGTCTAAATAACGAGCGCTTTCACTAGAAGAGTCGCTATAAGCTTCTTCTCTAGAGAAATTACGTGGTTTACTAGGCCTTGTTGGAGCATCAGGGAATTTATCAACTTCAGGTTCAGGTTGAGCAGGCGCTTGTGGCTGTTGCATCATTTGTTGTTGCATTGCCATCATTTGCTGCTGCTGAGTCTTTAGTTGTTCTAATTCATTATCCTTTTTAGCTGCTTGAGACTGCCAATACTCATAACGAGTATCGTCATTCTTAGCATCCGAAAGAGGTTCTTGATTCTCTACAGTTGTTTCTACGTTATTATCGGGTGTTCCAAAAGCGGAAGCCGTCTCGTCTATACCACCTAGTATTATATCATCAACGGACAATTCGCTTGAGGAGCCCTGTGTTGCATCTACTTGAGGAGCTTCAAAAGCATTTGAAGTATCCTGAGTATTCGCATTGTTAGGGGTATCCTGTACATTTGCGTTTTCCATTACTATTCCTTATTCTTAGCTGCTTCTGTTCTACCAGCAGAAGGTGAGCCATCTTTTATTGAGCGACTGATTTCAGTCTTAACAGTAGATAAGTTGTCATCAAGACGTTTCTCAAATAATTGGCTAGCAGCTTGCGCTTTATTGCTAACTTTATCCATATCTGATTTGAACTTCTCAACTTCAACTCGTTTACGAAGATTTACAGATTCCCTATCTCGGGTTTGTAAATCGCCAGATAATTGTTTATTTTCTTCTGTAAGTGCTTGGATTTGCTGTTGTAATTGAGTGATAATATCGGTTCTTTCTAATACACCCTCAATATCAAATACTTCTGTTTTCTTAAGAACTTCTTCTCTATCAATAAGTCCTTTTTGATAAGCATCCATATAAAATTCAAGCTCTGCGTAACGATTAGTAGGTAAGGTTGAACCTGCTACTACGATTACATCATATTTTCCTACAGTAATATTATTAATAACATTGACTTCATTAGTCTTGTCATCATATAATTGTTTATTAATTGCATATTCAGACATAGCATTATTAGGTTGAACAACTCTAAATACTTTTTGCACTGTATACAATTGCTGCATTAAAGGTATAGCTACTTGACCAACACGCGTTAAGCTAGCTTCAATATCAGCTAATTTTGATTTAATTTTTCTTTGACCAAATTCATCTAAGCTAACAGTAGCTTTATAAGTCTGTGGAGCTACTGCTGAATTACCCATCATCATTTCATATAATCCTAATTGATGGTCTATATCATTTTTAGCATCTGCCTCATTTTTATATAATTCATTAGGCAACGGACTTGGCTGTACAGGCATAGGAGCACCAGCATCCATATCTACAGGAATAGCTACTCCAGGTTGTGCCCATTTTTCTTCAAATTCTTTCATGTCAACACTACCTTCGGGAACTAATATTTTAGTATTAGTACTTGTAGTAGCATGAGCTATAATCAATGAACGTGTTTTGTTAATATACTCTTGCATATTCTTAACCATTCTTACATCAGATACAGGGAATGGTGTTCTAGTATGAATATTGCAAAATGGCACTATAGGATAATACTCAGTAGGCAATATTCTACTATATAATTTCTTATTACCAACAACTACACATTGATGAACACGTGATACTTGTACTTGAGCTACTTCAATTAAGCCTTGTAAAATTAATTGCTGATAATCAATTTCTTGAACGTCTGGCTTTGGAGGTTCAGGAATATCTTCAGGGGACATACCTTCTGCAGTATCAGCCTCAAGCGTAGCTTGATATTCTATTAATATTTGCTGTTGTATTTGAGCTATTAATTGCTGAGCTTGATTAGGGTCTGTTACAGGCTGGCCATTAATAATCCAAGCTGGCTGAGCAATATACTGATTAAAATCCTCTTGGTTTAATAAATCTTCAAACCCGTTAAAAGATTCAAAAATTCTAAATTTTGTTACTAATTCTTTTGAATACCATTCATAACCACGAACATATTCATCATTCTCACCAAATGTACCCCATTCTGTTTGAGTCTCTGTATCTTCAGGAAATATAGTTTCGCCATCATCAGCTCTATCTGTTGTAGGTCTATCACTAAATCTATCAGATTCAGCATTATCGATTGCATTTTCATAAATAGGGTATAATTTTTTGGCTTGGTCACGTGTAAAAAACCGAGATATTATAATATTCTCAGCATCATCAAAAAATCGACTCCTAGAATTGGGGTCGACGTAAACATCAAGAGGGTCTATACTATGCATGCATACCTCTCCTTTGCCCATATCCATCATCGGGTCTTGGTAAACGTGAATATAGCCCAAGCCAGTTACGTAATAATCGTCTACTACATCTCTTATTACAGAACGTCCATCTGATATATCATACATATATGACAATAAAGCACTTAGAGTCTGTGCTACTTTATTATCTGAATCTTCTCTTGCAGCCACTCTAAAGCTAGGTCGATTAGCTGTAATCATAGCTTTAGCTGTTTCTACAGCAGGATGTATACGATTAACGACAATAGGAGCTTGACCTCTAGATTCAAGAACGTCTTTCTGCTCTTGAGTCCATTGTCTACCTAATCTAAATTCTCTATCTTCTTGTGCATGATTTGCCCAAGTTTCTCTATTTTTAGAATAAGTACGAAATAGGTCATGGACCTTCTGAACAGCTTCTTCGTCTGTTAACTGTGCATAACTATTTTTTGTATTTTTTTCATTAGGCATATCGCGTAATCTAACTCCTACATTAACTTCCAGTCAAGTATTTTTTTAATTAATCCACTTTTTTCATCATTTTCTACATATTTTTTCACTCTACAGGCCTTATGGCCATCTAAAGCAGTCCATACTGCATCCATAATATCATCATGCTTACCTTTTGGATATGATAAGAACTCTTGCTGTGCATTTAAATCTTCAGGCCTAAAGTAGAAATCTCCTTTTGCAAATATTGGGACTAATGAAAGTAAACGTTCTGATTTCGCATTTCTTGGTTTAACGCCTTTTTCTAGTCCTGGAATAAATAAATTCTCCTCTTGCATCAATTGTTTAGTAGCAGTCCTTAGCGCTTCTTGATATCCGACTGTCTCTATTTTCATTCTTTTAGGCCTGAATTTCTTATAAACAGATATAATTTCATTAGGCTGTTCCGCAGGAGAGATACGCTTTTGCACACAATCGATAAGATACTTTCTATTATCACCATCAACAGCAATGGTAGCAATGACAAAAAAGTCAGCGCGCCTTGATAGAGAGCTAGCAGGGTCAACCCCACAATACACATCAACTGGTATAACCTTTTCTTTATTATCATCGTGTAACTCCTGTATTAAACATCCTTGCCCTCCTCTTCGCTCAAATTTATAATGATGCATTTTAATCCATTCAGGTTTAAATGGAGCATCATCAGGAGACTGAGCTATATTCATATACTCTTGATAGAATCCATTAAGATTGCCTACAGAGGCAAACTCGTCTTTAATCTCTAGAATACGTTCTTTTGGAAATCGCTCTGGCCATATAGACTTTTGGTCATCATCCCATATAGAGTACCATAATGTTTTCCATGCACTACTATCCTTTGCCCAGTATAAAAAGCAATCTTCTGAAATAACAGTACCAATCATACATATTTTACCTTCATCAGATAAAGATGGTATAACCGCTTCTGTCATCCACTTTCTATTTTTAGCACGTGCTTCTGGAGTATA